GTATGATGGGATATGCAGTTGCGGCTGTGGCGGCATATTGTATTTGGATAGTGGTTACTAAACTACTAGATGAAGCAAAGCCTGTTAAAGAAGAACATAAGAAAGCATGGCGTGTAGCACAATGGGTAACAACAGGCTTCCTGTGGTTTACTTGGCTCAGTCATGACATGGCAAACATTGCCGTGTTCCTACCTAGAGAGATACCTTGGGACTTAATGGTTATTATCTCACTTGTATTTGTAGGCGGACTTGCTTATATGTTTAAAGAAGGCGGAGGTAAGATACAAAAGATTTTTATTGAAAAGCACAATACAAGATATGTTCGTAGTGCTACTATCATTGACGGTGTGTATTGGTTGATCCTTTGGTTCTTCAAAGAGTATAACGATATACCTATGTCGACAACTTGGGTGTTCGTTGGACTATTATGTGGACGTGAACTTGCTATGGCAACTATGACAGGCAAGGAAAAGTTCAAGACAGTATTTCCACTTGTAACTAAAGACTTCATTAAGATGATGATTGGCTTGGGTGCTTCTGTGGGAGTAGTGTTAATGATACACTATGTTATCGTACCAAACGGATATTAAAGTTTAATTTCTGTTAAACCATTTTCCCTATCAAGGTATTTAAAATCTATCTTGGTAGGGTTATATTTTTGCAACCAATCAAATACTATATTAGGATCAAATACTCCGCAAGTATATACATCAAGTTGTATCATAGCAGGATCTGTTTCATCCCATGTGTGTATTATAACATGACTAGTTTCTATAATAGTAGCAACAGTCAACCCTCTATTACCTTTCATATTACAATATTTGGCATATGGTCCCATTAGGATCTTCATACCTATTGCTTCTATCAAGGCTTTTACATCATTACTTGTAAGGGTTTCATCTGTTGGCGGATTAGTAACTTCCGCTCGAATTATCACATGTTTGTGAACTAACTGCATTTATGTCAGAGTTATTTATAACAAAGTTCTAATAAATACTCATATTACTGAGAGGGAAAACGATGATACCAGAACAAGGGATTATGACTATGAACTTCAAGCAAAGAAGTTTATTGTTTGCAAAAATAAGCCAAATTGCTTACTTAAATAAAGCCAATGCTACAAAGCAGGCTAAAAAAATAGGTTTTACAACTGTAGAGTACTACGATGTAAAAGGAGCTCAATCTTACCGTTTTATGAATAAACGTGATTTAGTTATAGCTTGTAGGGGAACAGAGCCAACACAATATGCTGATATTAAAGCTGATGCCAATGCATTGCCAGTTATAGCAGAAACAGTTAGTAGAGTACACAAAGGATTCAAAGGGCAAGTAGACGAGCTATGGCCAGCTATTAGAGAAGACTTAACTCGTACACAAAATAAAAATAAAGATGTGTGGTTTACAGGACACAGTTTAGGAGCGGCAATGGCAACTATTATGGCTAGTCGTTGTATGTTCTTTGAGCTAGTACCTAACCCAGAAGAACTTTACACATACGGATCACCAAGAGTAGGTTGGAAAGGTTACGTTGATAGTTTAGGCATTACCCATCATCGTTGGAAGAACAATAACGATATAGTAACAACTGTTCCTCTTGCAATTATGGGTTTCAAACATCACGGAACTATGCACTACCTAAACAGTTATGGAAATGTACGTAGACCTACTGGTTGGCAAATGATTAAAGATAGATTACGTGGCATGTGGACAGGAATCAAAAAAGGAAAAATAGATAACTTTTCAGATCATTTGATTCATAACTACATTGAACATTTACAAAACTACAAAGACGGAAAAGAAAACCCACAAAAATAAAATATGACTCGTAAAACAAATACCATGTTGATAGGCCTACTTGGTACTATACTTCTAGGCTTAGCTTCATGGACATTGATTACATTGATGGAGTTACAGATACTAGTTAGTATGATTGAACAAGACCTAATAAGTATTGACAAACAGTTTGGTCGTGTGTACAACTTTATAGATAGTGTTAGACAACGTTAAGTTGGCATAGGTGGAGGGAATCGAACCCCCATTAACTGGTTTGGAATCAGTTGTGTTACCATTACACCACACCCATAAAAAAAGCCCCTAATAAAATTAATTACTAGGGGCTTCGCAATATAACTTTTTTTAGAAAGTCACATCAAGACATACCCCTCAAGGGCCAACATAATTGTGTTCTGATAGTCTTTGACATGTTTGAAATTTTCCTGTGTTCTTAGTTATACATATAATATAACATCTGTATTTAGTGTTGTCAACCTTTTATTTTAGATTTATAATCTTTTATTGCAGATTTAATTGCATCTTCGGCTAGAACTGAACAATGTATTTTAACTGGCGGTAATGCAAGTTCTTCTACAATGTCCATATTCTTTACTGCTGATGCTTCGTCTAGTGTCATACCTTTAACCATCTCAGTTACTAAACTTGAACTTGCTATTGCACTACCGCAACCATAAGTTTTAAATTTAGCATCTGTTATTATACCTTCTTCAACTTCTATCTGTAGACGCATAACATCACCACATGCTGGTGCACCTACCATTCCTGTTCCTATATTATCTTTCTTTGGATCAAATGTTCCGACGTTGCGTGGGTTTTCGTAATGGTCAAGTACCTTTTCAGAGTATGCCATATTAGCCTCGTGTAGTTATACTACATCTATTTATAACTTATATTGGCTCTGGGGGAAGGACTCGAACCTCCACGATAAATAATTTGCCGTCATTTACCACACGAGAAACAATCGTGCGTGTCTACCAATTTCACCACCCCAGATTATTCTTATACTTTGTTAATCTTTTCTAGTGCAGGAATCATACGTGTTATACCTATGCCTCCGCCTACTCTTTGAAAGAAGTCAAACTCTAAGAACTTTTCTAGTTCCGCTTCAACTCTTTCCTTACCGAATAGTTTGAATAGTAACTCTGAATAAGCACCGTCTGTAATACTATGGAATGTATCACGCATCATATCAACATCACATGAGCGTTCTGCTGATCCAATAGTTTCCATACCACCTAGTATAACGTCCATCTTCTTTGCAGTATTTCCGTCATCGTTTCTAGCCATGTTCCAGAAAGGTGATGTTAGTTCAGGGAAGTTTGTAATAAGTGTTTGACCAAACTCTTTTTCCATTGCAAGTTCGTGTTCTGCTTCCATTTCTGTATCAGCACTTAGTCCAAAGTGTTGTTGCCATTCAGCATAAGTCTTTTCTGTAATGTTGCCAAAGCCTAAGTATTCACATAGTTCATACTCCATTGCTTTTAGATCATCTACATTACCTGGCATTTCAAATTCAAACATTGGAAATATTATATCATGTCTGCCTGGTATTGCGTTTGGTTCCTGTCTATAGGAAGTGGAGACACAAAAAAACCCCTTACTATCGGGGCTACTTAATAATTCATGTTCTAACCACATCTGGCCTGTTTGCGGCAATGGCCAAACCTGGCCTGCGTAATTGTATGTTGCTACATTGAATGGATCTTCACATGCGGCAAGTATGCTTAGTCTGTTTTGGGTATGGACTTCTAAAAATCCTTTATCCAAAAAAAATGACCTTAAAAGGCCAACTGTCTTCGTAAATTTATTTGGGGATATCAACTGCGTCATTTTCTTTTTTTCCTTTTCATTAGTCAAAAAAAATTTGCTCAACAAGTGCCGAGCTTAATTTTCCTTCTCATTATTTATCCTCGCGACTCCTGTTTTGCCGCAATGCGGACAATGGAAAGTGTAACGTTCAATACGTAACTTTTCTTCCATTGTCGCATAGGTGAACCAGTTAGAACAACTAGTGCAAGTTAAATGCCATATGATCTCTTTAACAGCATTAAACATCTAATCTTGTAATCCTATACAAGGAATAAGAATAGATTGCTTACAGTTATCTGGATAAGCAATAGCTGAACCAAGTATAGGCATACCTACCATACCAATAATGATAATCAAGAACGCCCATCCTAGTCCTTTTAGTGTGCAATAATTAGTTTGCTCACTCATGTTCGCCACCTGCTCCGCGACCAAAGCCGCCAAAGTACTCTGGCTTACGTTTTGCAGTTTCAAATGTTGCAACAGTGACCGCTATGGCACCAAGTAATAATGTGTGTAGTACCATACTGAACACACCCATGTACATGCTACCTACAATGATACCAAATACTGTACACCACATCCATGCAAGAACTTGCATAATCATATGTCGTGTACTAAAGTCTGGAATAACACTTAACGGATTCTTTTCATGATCCATTACTACATTCCAACTGTCGTATACCCATTTCCTCATAAGAGTCTCCTTTTGCTTGTCTATACGTACGACTAATGTAACATAGGAATTGACGGTTGTCAACCTAAAAGTGGTGCCGGCACACGGACTCGAACCGCGGACCTACTGATTACAAATCAGTTGCTCTACCAACTGAGCTATGCCGGCCTTGGAGCGGGTGAGGAGAATCGAACTCCTATCATTAGCTTGGAAGGCTAAGGTCTTACCATTACACAACACCCGCTCATGTGTTTAATATACATACTATATAGCATGTGTTCGGCTTAGTCAATCTCTTTATGAACAAGTTTGTTTATTTCTTTACTAAATACAACATAGGAACTGGATAATATGAGAAAACGTACAAGATCAATACTAGAAGAACTTAGTAGCTTTAGACAAACTACAGACAATGAAGCACTCGTACAAACTACGGGTAATAACCTTATTGAAAGTTCTATTAACTTACTTAATCGCATTGCAGAACAATACGATGCTGAAACTGCTTCGGACTTAGAAAGACGATTCATTAACAGTATACGTAGTGGCGACCCTCGCAAGTTCAAACGTGGTGTAGATAAAATTGTTGAATCACGCAACAAAAAGGATACAAACAATGATTCTTAATGAAGGCGGAAACATATTCAAAGATCCAGAGACTAAAGAACCTGTAACACAGCGTATCAATCAAGCTGACGTTGATCCTACACTTGCATGGTTAGAAAAGATTACAGGACTACCACATAAAGATTTTAAATTAGGTAGCACAGGAATTAGAAGTACAAGTGGCGATATGGATATTGCTGTTAACCAAGATGAAGTTACCAAAGATGAAATGGTTGCTAAACTTGCGGCATGGGTACAAAAGAATCACCCAGGAGACGATCTTAAAAAATGGATTAGAAAAAGTGGCATCAACGTACACTTCCTAACTCCAATCAATGGCAACCCTGAAGAAGGCTATGTACAAACAGATTTAATGTTTGGTGAGCCTGAGTTCATGAAGTTCGCACTCAAAGGCAGTGGCGACAACACACCATACAAAGGACAACATAGAATGATCCTTATTAGCAGTATTGCTAAAGCACAAGGATACAAGTTTAGTAGTGGAGCAGGATTAGTAGATAGAATTACAAATCAAACTATATCTAAAAACCCAGATGAGATTGCAAAAACATTAATGGGCGATACTGCTACAGCAAAAGATATGGATAGTGTTGAAACAATCATTGCAAAAATTAAAACAGACCCTAACTACGAAAACTTAGTTAAAGACGCTAGAGACAACTTCGAAAAGAACGGACTAGAGTTACCCAAATGAGATTTAACGAAATAATAAACGAAGCAGAAGCTCGAATACAACATGCTGAAGACTTAATCTTCTTCCATGGTAGTGCAGGTGCCAAACGTGCATTGGATTCAATTGCCAGCATGGGTACAGGAGGACATACTAATGCAACAATTAAATGGGATGGATCTCCCGCAGTCATTTTTGGCCGCGATGAAAATGGAGAGTTCATACTTACAGACAAGTCAGGCTTTGGTGCAAAAGGATACGACGGCAAATCAAAAAGTGCTGATGACCTTGAGCAAATGTTCCTCAACCGTAGTGGTGGAAAGAACAGAGATAAACCAGGCTATGTAGCATTCGCAGGTAGAATGAAAGCTCTGTTTCCTATTGCAGAAAAAGCTGTTCCAATTGAACACAGAGGATTCTTTAAAGGCGACATGCTTTACTTTGATACACCAACTAACAACAAAGGCGTATTACAGTTTACTCCTAACACAGTAACTTACACAGTACAAGCAGACAGCGATGTAGGTAAGAAGATACTAGCAAGTCAAGCTGGTGTAGTTATTCACAGAGTAGTAGATGCGGCAGGTGCTGAAAGTCCTTTAAAAGATTACGACATGTTCCAAGGATCAAAACTATTAGTGTTACCTCCAGTAGTTGCACAAACGGCTCCAGAGGTTGACCTAACTAAACTAAAAAGTTTACAAGGTGTTGTTGCTAAGAATGGTCCTGCTATTGATAGTCTGTTAGACACAGCTACATTACAGCAAATGCAAGTTAGTGACTTTGCACAAATACTTTATGCTTATACAAATAGTAAAGTAGACTCAGGATTAGCCAACTTAGGTAAAGACTTTGTACAATGGTTAACAACTAGCAAAGTATCTAAGAAGAAACAAGCAAAAATTATTGAGTATATTAAAACGCACATGAAGGCGTTTCAGGCAATGTGGCAAACTGTTTCAGGGATAATGGAAGTCAAGGACGACATTATTACACAAATGGAAAGCAAACAAACAGACATTAAGGCATCTATCGCAGGGAAGCCAGGTGGCGAGGGCTATGTATTAGCCAACCCAGGCGGCGATATTAAATTAGTAAACCGCTCTGAATTTAGTAAAGCTAACAGAGCAATTAAACGGGAGAGTAAACATGAAAGCATCTGATTTTGATAGCGACTTCGCCGACATGAAAAAAGGGTTTGACCCAGCGGACGATGATAATGCAGATATGGATAAAGAATTTAAGCAAATGCCAATGATTACACAGATTGGTAAGATTTTAGATTCAAGAGGTAACCCTAATCCAGTTACACATTTAACAAGTGAAACTGGCAAGAAATACAAAGCTAGTGTTACACATGCACAAACACTTAAAATGATGTTAACAACTGATGCAGTTAAGCCTGCAATCAAACGTGAGTTTACATTAGACATTGCACAAGACGAACTGTTAGGTAAAATGTTAAGTGCTAAGAGTCAAGAAGAAATGGTCAACATCTTTAAAGACAAGTATATGAAAGATGGTGGCAACACAGAACGCAGAAGTAATTACGCATAATGGAACTTAACTTTTTAACAGAACTACACGAAGCGAGGATGACTCGCAACACGTCTGATAACTCTAAATTAAGTTATACAGATTGTTGTGAGCGTCTTTACTTGATGACATTAGTGTTAGAACTGTTAAGAAAGTTTTCAGAGTTCAATGGTACCGTAGCAGGATACGCAACAAAGACTACACAGAATCAAAACTATAGACAGTTTAGGATGCATGGCACTGATCTCTATAACTTAATATATTTTGTTAGTGGAGACGATGATGCAATGATGAAACTCAAAGACTTTGAAAGTGCAAAGAAAGTTAGAGCTAGTACATTTTTACCTGTAATGGGATTAAACAGATGGCTAATAACTTTAAAAGGTACAAGCAAAACATCAGGCAGTGAAATGCTTATGTCAATTGAACGTGCTTGTAAAATTACTAATACTGATTACAAAACAATTAGACGAGCAGTAACTAATTGGGATAGGCTTAGTGGCGCAGATAAAAAGAAATGGGTAACTAAACTATTACTTGCTTCAAGAGCTAAACTTCGTAACAGTGATATTATTATGTACCTTGAAGAACTAGCAAGAAAAGCTAACCTTGAAGATACTAAAGTAAAAGACAACGAACCTACAGTAAGTAAGCCAGACATGGTTCCAACTACTGCACAAGACCTAGCACTATACAGATACATTGTTGGTGCAAAGAACGTAATGGGAACTAAAAAGTTTTTAGATGCGGCAAAGAAAGGTCAAAGTATGTCACCTGCATTCGTTAAAGCATATCTACCAGCAGTAGAATTAATAGACGATATCGTAAAAGCAGGCCCAGGATACATACAAATGC